GTGGGGGTGAACGCTAATATTTATATCGTCACCAACAATGCATTTTCTAGTGCAATGATTAAATGCTTGATAATTCTTCAAATCGTCTGGTACGGCAAGCAACCACAACACAACACAATCCATAAAATTTTTGAAAGTGTTGTCTGGTGTTGTACATGCTTGGCCTGAAGGATTACCAACATTCCTACTATAAACGGAACCATCCAAATTGACCAATGGTGCATGGGCCAACTCGTAATACAAATTATGCAAGCGTATTTTATTGCGCTCACATTGATACTCAAGTGACAGGCATCTATACCTAAAGTCTCTTATTTGTTCGAAACAATGATAAGTATACCTGCCATCAAATTGTTTACCATCGAGCTCCATAGTACTTGGGCCGTGGTAACATTCCATAGTGTCATTAAGTTTGTGCCACCCACCAGAATAAGGATTTAATCCAATATATGATGAATGGTTGTGACACGAATTGAGTAATTTAGTGTTTTGGTCTAATGTTAACATATTATGAGCTATAACATGGTTAACGTCCATAGAAATGATTGTTCTAACAGCGCCAGCTTTTACTTTTTCAATAGGTCTTATTTCCTCTTTAACTGAAACACTGCATAATGATCTCACATGATTTGTAGTGGCTAACAACTCCCAATACGTTTCGTAAAAAGAGCTGTCATCACTACCCCAGTAATCCCTTTTAAAAGGATGCTTTAAAGTCCAAGGATAACCAGGTGATTTACCGCCTTTCATATTTTCGAGTACATTCTCCAGGGTGCATAAATGAGAATCTCTAATATACATACCGAATTCCAAATCTAACCAATAACCGGCAGTTACATATAAACTCTTAACCTCATCGTCGTAAGGACAAGGATCATGGTTATACCTCTTCAAAGACTCAGTAGCTTGACTGAGAATTTTATTTGTAACACCATAGAGTTGGTCTGGTATGGATTCTTCGTACCCTAAGAACGCGGCAACGTCCTTATCCGTATAATCAACTATTTTATCTTTGTGCATACGGTACACTTTACCTAGATATTTTAAATTATCACCTAAATCATTTGCTCTAGGTTGTTTTAGTATTCTAACAAATGGTTTAGGATACGGAGCCAGTATGTTGGCTAGCTCCGTGTCTAGTTTAAATGGATGGCTTGTTGTAGTGACTCAGAGTAAATCTGATTATAAGTTGTATCACTACCAGGCATGTAATCATAACCATCAGCCTTAATTATGGCAACCTCAGCTCCCCACAAATTACTCATGGGCAAAAACCAAGGCAAACCGTCACCTACGACACCAACACCGTGAACACCAACTAAATGGTTGTCACTGTTGGCAATATAAACTCCACCGCAGGCGCCTTCTTTTGTAGAGCCAGTAAATTTTCGAAAGATCTTA